CCTCAACCTACAGGATATAGAATTTTAGTTTTACCTTATAGTGGTCCTAAAAAAACTAAAGGTGGAATTATTTTATCTGATAAAACTCAAGAAACCATTCAAATGACAACTGTATGTGCATATGTACTACAAGTTGGACCATTAGCTTACAGAGATAGTTGGAGATTCCCAACTGGTCCCTGGTGCAAGAAAGGCGATTGGGTAATCTTTGGAAGATATGCTGGTTCTCGTTTCAAGATAGAAGGTGCGGAAGTTCGAATACTAAACGACGATGAGATCATCGCAACCATCAGTAATCCAGAGGATATACTGCATTTATACTAGGAGATAAATATGGCAAAAACGCAATTAAATAAAGGAGATATGGAAGTAGACTTAGATACAGATGATGTAAAAGCTCAAAATGTACAAGTTGAACCAGCTCAAATTGAACCTGAAGATAAAGAGGTTAGTTTACAGAAAGAAGAAGTAGAACAAGAAGGTGCAGAAATTAATAGGGATAAGACACCTATTGATGTTGTAACTGAACCTAGGCCTCAAACAGAAGATGATGGCTTTGATTTAAATAAGGCTTCTGATTCTGTTCAGAAAAGAATAAATAAACTAACTAAACAAAGACGTGAATCAGATCGAAGAGCTGATGCTGCGTTGCAATATGCTCAAGGTTTAAAAGCAGAAATTAATAAATTTCAAACTCATTATCCTAAAATGGAGGAAAACTACTTAAATGAATTTGAAAAACGACTTCAAACAGATGAGGTTGCCGCTAATACTTTATTGCAAAAAGCAATTGAAGGACAAGATGCAAAATCAATTGTTGATGCGAATCAAAAACTTACCCAGTTAGCTATTGAGAAAGAAAGGCTATCTCAAACTAAGTTTTTGAAGGAACAAGAAGCTAAACAACCACCAGCTGAAATGATTCCGCCTCAAGCTAATACCCTTCAACCACAGGGACCAAGTTTAAAAGCTCAGGAATGGGCCGAAAAGAATGATTGGTTTCATGAGGACGATGTTATGCACGATGCTGCTATAGCTATCCACAAAAATATACTATCAAGTGGGGTTGCAGGAGACTCAGATGAGTACTATAACCAACTAGATAAGCGAATTAGGAATTATTTTCCTAATAAGTTTAATCAAACTCAGGAGCAAAGGAGACCCGTCCAAACCGTTGCCCCTGCTGTGCGTAACCAAGGTGGACGCAAAACCGTGAGACTCACCAAATCACAAGTAGCGATAGCTAAAAAATTAGGGGTGCCACTAGAGGAATACGCGAAATACGTTAAATAGGAGATATTATGAAAAAAAATAATACAACGTCATCGCGCGAGTCCGAGATGCGTGAAAAAACAAAACGAAAAACAGATTGGACTCCACCATCAAGTTTAGATGCTCCGCCTGCACCTTCAGGCTATGTTCAGAGATGGATTAGAGCAGAAACCATGGGTTTCATGGATTCAGCAAACGTCTCTAAAGCTTTAAGGGAAGGTTGGGATTTTGTCAGAGCCGAAACTATAGTTAAAGAAATCGGCCCACATGACTACCCAACAATTCAGGATGGAAAACATAAAGGGATCATCGGGGTTGGTGGCCATTTGCTTGCAAGGATACCGGAAGAGGTTATGCAATCGCGGAAAGAGTATTTCGAGACAAAAACTCGCGACCAAATAAAAGCGGTAGATAATGACCTTATGAAGGAGCAGCGACCTGAGATGCCTATCAATATTGAAAGGCAATCACGGGTGACCTTTGGTGGTGGTTCGAAAAAATAATTTTTTTGTTATCACTACTGAGTAAATTAATAACTAACTAAGTAGAGGACTACGACATGGCAAACGATACAGGCAATTTCGGTCTTAGAGCGTCTAGACAGTTAGATGGTTCTCCATACAATGGAGCACAAAACAGATATCGTATTCTAAAGAATTACGCGACTGCGATATATCAAGGTGACTTAGTAATGACTTCGCTTAATGGTACAATCCAAAGAGCTGGTGCTACTGATAATCCTGTTGTTGGTGTTTTCAATGGAGTATTCTATACTGATCCTACAACGTCTAAACCGACTTGGAAAAACTATTATCCTGCTTCGATATCTGCAAATGATATTATGGCTCAAGTTATCGATGGTCCAGATGTTGTGTTCGAAGTAAACGCGGACGCAACTTTCACTGTTTCACATTTATTTGCGAATTACAAAATAAATGCAACAACTGGTGATACAACATCTGGTCAAGGTAGAGAGAGTCTTGATGTCGCTACTGCAGATTCATCTTCAACTTTCGTTTTGAAAGCTGTTGATATATCGCAAGACCCGGATAACTCTGATACGACTGCTTCATCTGGAGTAAACGTATTAGTGGTACTAAACGCGCATTCGTACAAGTCTGGTACTGTTGGTCAAACATAATAGGAGCATAAACTATGGCAATATCACGAGCACAGCTAGTTAAAGAACTAGAACCTGGTCTAAATGCACTATTTGGACTAGAGTACGACAGGTACGACAACGAAGCTGCAGAGGTATTTCAAACAGAAACATCTGACAGAGCTTTCGAAGAAGAAGTAATGCTTTCAGGATTTGGTAGCGCAGCTACTAAAGCTGAAGGTGCATCGGTGACTTTCGATGACGCAAAAGAAGCGTTCACTGCAAGATACACTCACCAAACAGTTGCACTAGCATTCGCTATCACTGAAGAAGCAATCGAGGACAATCTTTATGACAGACTCGGCAATCGTTACGCAAAAGCGTTAGCACGTTCAATGGCTAATACCAAACAGGTTAAAGGAGCTGAAGTACTTAACAGTGCATTTAGTTCTTCTCAACTTGGTGGTGACGGTGTTGTTTTATGCAGCACAGCCCACCCAACTGTTTCAGGTACTGACCTGGTGAACACTTTCACAACTCAAGCAGACTTAAGTGAGACTTCATTAGAAGACGCACTTATTAAAATTGCTGCTTTCATTGATGAGAGAGGATTAAGAATCGCTATTCAAGGTAGAAAATTGATAATTCCAAAAGAATTACAATTCACTGCTGAGAGAATCTTAAAATCTCCATTAAGAGTTGGAACTGCTGACAATGACATTAACGCTATTAATGCAATGAATATGATACCAGAAGGCTACAGAGTAAATCATTTCTTAAATGATACTAATGCTTTCTTTATCATTACAGACACACCTAATGGCTTTAAACACTTTGTCAGATCACCATTAAGAACTGCAATGGAAGGCGATTTTGATACTGGAAACGTCAGATACAAAGCTAGAGAGAGATATTCTTTTGGATTCTCAGACCCTAGATGCGTATTTGGTTCATCTGGATCAAGTTAAACCTAACTAACGAAGCTTAAATCTATAAAAGGGGCGGAGTGTTTACTTCGCCCCTTTTTTTATATATACTTTCCCCACTATACAATTATTAAACAGAATCTAGACGAGTATAGTCGACGACCTAGCGACTAGATTCACATAATCTAGGAGGATTATATGGGTACAACTACATTTTCCGGACCAGTAAAAGCCGGAACAGTCAGAGAAGGAGCATCAGCTAATGTTGGTACATTAGTATGCGCTCAATCAGCGGCGATTACAGAAACGCTAGCTGAAACAACTACTGGAATAATTATTCCAGCAAACAGTCAAATCATTAATTTTTATGTTTTGATACAAACTGCTTGGGATGGTGGAACTAATACACTTGATGTTGGTGTTGAAGGTAATGCTGATTTATTTTGTGATGGTCTACCAGCTACGGTTGTTGGAAATCACAGAGTAACTGCAGCCTATACTGGAACAGAAGCCAATTGGAGAGATGTGGGTACATCCGACATCACTATCTTTGTTGATTCTGTTGCAGCGGGTAACGGTGCTGGTGTTTTGACGGTTCAATACCTTCAAAATAGAAACTTAACTTAATAAAATAATAACTAAGGAGCTCTTTCGGGAGCTCCTTATAATTAAGGAGAAAATTTATGGCAGCAAATATATTTGGATCATCAGAAGATGTTACATCTTCTTACCAAAATGCCGAAACAGGTACTATTAGATCAGGTAGAACTCGAGTATATGGAGTATATCTAGATAGTAATACTTTAGCTGGTGATTTTCATTTAAGAGATGGCGGAGCGAGCGGAACTATAAAATTTAAAGTAAAAACTCCTGCAGTTGCAGAAGCAATTTATGTTCCTTTTCCAGGTGCTGTTTTATTTGAAACAGATGTGTACTGTAATTTTACTACAGAGCATATTAAAGCCGCTACTGTTTTTCACAGTAAATAATACATAGGAGGCTCTAATGAAAAAGTTATGGAATAGATTTCTAACATGGCTTTTTGCTTGGCAAAAAAATGACAGGTAAATGTAAAAACTGTCATTGCGATTGTCATTGTAATAGTACAATGCATTTACCTGAAGATAGTTTAGATAAAGGTGGAGCATGTGTATGTGATAATTGTGAATGCAAAAAGAAAAAAGATAAAAGAACATACAAAACTCGTAAAGAATGGGCTACTGATCTGTCTTTTGAAAATAATGGAGGCCTCGTGGTAGATGATACAGGGGAATGCGAGAGCTGCCAATGATTGAAAAATTAATGACAATGTTGGTTGGAATCTTGCTAGCTCTAGCTGGCTGGAGTCTATCTAGAACATTTGAACTATCTACTATTCAAGCTGTACATGAAGATAAAGTACATACACTTCAAAGCCAGGTTTTAAAACTGGAAGATCAAGTTGATAGTATGATGGATAAGGATAAAGAAATTATTGAACAACATAAAAAATTATTTGAAGCTCTAGAATCAAATCAACCCTCAACAGGATATAATTATAACTAATGGCCCTCAAAATTTCAGAAGAGGCAAAAGTTCAAATGCCTATGAAGACGGTTGCCAGCCTCATCACCCTCGTGGCGATCGGGACCTGGGCTTTTTTTGGCGTTCAGGAAAAATTAAATACACACTCAACAAAACTAGAACTAATGGAGAAGGATCTCGTAGAAAACACAGCTTTCCGTATCGGATGGCCTCGCGGTTTGCTCGGATCCTTGCCCCGCTGATTCAGAACAATTTATGCTCATCGAACATATGAGTGGGCAAGTAGAAAAAATTGAAACTGAAATGCAGAATATGATGTCAAATACCGTAAACATAGAGCGTTTACAAAAAGATGTAGAAAAGATATTATCTGA